AGAGATTGAAAAACAGTTGAAAGAAGCGAAAGTTGCTAACTATAAAGAGGTCATGAGAGGAACCTTTAAACCTATCGAGCCTAGCTTTGAAATGATTCAGGCCGCTAGATCAGGAACATTTGGAACACCTCAACCAATAGATCCTAGCACCATAAGAGCAGCACAGACTGAACTGAGACAAGATTTAACTGGAAGATATATAACTCCAGATGATAGAGCAAGAGCAATACAAGTTCTTAGAGAAGAAGAAGAGAGAAAACTAATAGGAAGCCCTTAAATTTTGTACAACAAATACCGAGCCAAGAAAGTCAAGATTGATGACATCACCTTTGACAGCATTTTAGAATCATCTAGATACTTACATCTAAAAGAATTACTAGAACATAACCTTATATCAGACTTAGAGATCCACCCACCCTATCCGTGTGAGGTCAATGGTAAAAAGGTTTGTGTTTATAAAGCAGACTTTAGATACAAGAACAAGCAAGGTGAAACTGTTGTTGAAGATACGAAAGGTATTGAGACGCCTATGTTTAGATTGAAGAAAAAACTAGTAGAGGCGTTGTACCCAGACACAGAAATAATTGTAGTAAAAAAACCCAAAGCCTAGAAAGGTGCCCCACTGTCGACCCAAGGTCTGATTTCTTTAATTGTGCCATCAAATAATTGTTTTATCTTGTTGTATTTTTCTAACGCTTCCTTCGGAAACCCACTGTTAATTACTTCTATTAACTCTCTGCTTGAGTAAAAGTTCTGATCCTTTGAATGCTTTCCTTCCGGGACATTCACAAACTTCATACCATCTTTCTCGTAGATAACAATGCTGTCATCTTTCTCCATGCAATGCGCAGGGATTAGTTCAGGTATATAGTTATGATGTCTGCATCCTTTGGTTTGTCTAGACTCTGATATGTTTCTGTCATGCTTCTTACAATGCCAGTCACCATCATCTCCATCTAATCTAACTTCAGCAAACCTACAGGATCTGCAATGAATATCTGCCGGTAGCATTCTTCCAAGATAAGACTCCCTTTGGCCAGGTGTCATATAACTTTTGATACGGTAATCCGTTTCAGGAATGTAATTATCTGGTGGAGTTTCTGCCAGTAAAATATTCTCTGCCTTCTCCATGAGAGAATCGAACAGCATTTTATCAAACTTAATTATTTCTGTATATAAGTCTGAGTTATTTTTATTATAAACAATAGCTATACAGTGCTTAAAGTTAAACAATCCCATGTATAAATGTATTTGAGCGGCATACTCTTCAGACCAAGCACAATAACTTTCTAAGTCTTTAAGCTTATTGAACCTATTATCATTCGCTGTTTTGAACTCTAGTAGATATGGATTGTCTTTATCTAACCCCGGAAGGTTCTTGGCGATGCCATCAATGTGACCTTTAAGGTGGCCACCCAAAGCTGATGTTTCAAACTGCTTACCATTATTGTTGACATCAAATATTCTAGCGCCAGGAATCTCTCTAAGCTTCTTGATTAAATCATCTTCAACAACATTACCTAGATCGAGCAAGCGTAGAACACGAGCTCCCATATCATCTGGCATCATCCATCGCCAACGCATCCATAACAATCTTTGGTTTGGGTTACCGACTTGGCTGATCCCTAAATAGAATCTACGGTGACGCTTCTTGTTTAGCTCAACATCGTCAAGCAAATTATTGATGTCATTCATAATGATATCTCCACACCCTCTTTTGTTCTCACGCCTATGACGTTCTCATACTTACCTTGTTTCTGCACAATGATTTCAGATATTGTATCAAAAGCACCGCTCTTAATTAGATCAGCGGCCATCCATGGTTGAGTAGGAGATCCCCACTTGGTTGTAATCTTTTTCCATTTACGCACCGCCATCTTGTGAGCAGTAGGATGTCCAAACATTAGTGGCATTCTTTTTGGAAAGAACTCACACTTAACTGTAAAGATAACTTGGCAATACTCAGATCCATTTTTAGACTTCGTGACAGTTGCATAGATGTCCGTGACAGGTTTTGTTTTAGGTATTGATGCTTTCCTTTCATCTGATAAAACAGCTTGCTTCTCAGCTCTTGTACGTTTAGCAACTTCTTTTTCCTTCTTAGTAAATAAGGACTGGAACTTCTTAGGCTCAAACTTTTGGCCGCACTCAACACACTCTTTAGCTGATGGTGAATTGATACCATTACATGCAGAACAGATCTTTGGCTTGTATCTTCCGGGAAGTGTATCGCCAGGTTCTACTTCATCTAAGCAACCGTGACGTGCAACATTCTCACCGTAATCAAGAAGCAAACAATTATCTTTATCATCATGCAATCTCATACCACGACCACACATTTGCACATATAAACCAATGCTTTGCGTTGGACGAAGTAATGCTATACAATCCGTTCTCGGGGCGTCCCAGCCTTCGGTTAGAACACCAACATTGCAGAGAGCGTGGATCTTGCCAGACTCAAAGTCCGCAAGTATTTCATCTCTTTCTTGGTTGGGCGTCTCCCCAGTAACCACAGCAGAGGCAATGCCATATTGCTCTAGATACTGAGCCATCTTGTGTGCATGGAGAACCGACACACAAAAGAAAACCGAAGCTGTTCTGCCTTTTGTATAAGCATTGTCGATCCAGTCATTAATAACTTCTATGATGGTTTCATCTACCATCGCTACGTCTTCTAATTCTTTTTCTCTAAAGTCTCCATTCTTAAACTTCAAACTAACTTTGCTTGCATCAATGATTGCATCTTCTTTCACAGCAAATGCAGACAGTCTGCACAAGTAACCTGCTTGGATCAGTTCCGGGATAGATACACTGTAAGCAATGTCTTTAAAGAAATGATCTTTACGATCTCCATAAATATAACCTTGTCCCATACGATAAGGTGTTGCAGTACAACCCATAACTTTCATTGGTTGTCTTTCTGACAAAGTGTCAATTATTTTTTTGTATCTTGTGAATGAATTAGGTGGGACGTTGTGAGCCTCGTCAATGATCATGTAATCAAACTTACCTACCTTCTCTAAACGTTTAGGAGAGGCAAGCGTATCACGACTGGCTATAAGTATTTGTGCATTATGTTGAAACCTTTTCATGCCAGCAGCCAACACACCCACTGGTGCTCCTGGCCACACAGATTTTAATTTTGCTTCAGCTTGTGCTACTAATTCTTTTCTATGAGCCATGACTAAAAACCTGGCGTTAGGATTCTTAGCAAAGACTTCTTTTATAAAATGAGAAAAGATAATGGTCTTGCCTGCCGCAGTGGGTAATGCAATCAGCGCATGGTCCTCAACCGGGCGTGTAGCAAACCAATCGTGTAATGCATCGATGGCATTACGTTGGTAGTATCTTAGTTTCAATGAATTGTGTTGGTAGTCTCTGGTCTTACTAAAATGTTATTCAGCTCGTCTTCAGTAAGGTCATTGAAACTATCGTAGACTAATGATGATATTAATTGCATAGCATCCATGCTAGTGTGAGAAAACTTAAATGCTATTTCTACAGCAAACCTAGTCAATGTTACTACGGCCGCTCGTGTATCTAGATCTTGTCTTGACCAGTCATCAATACAGATTTGCATATCTTGCATGACTCTGTCACAGGTTTTTTTATCTAAAAATTCTAAAGAGTTTTCTTTTTCTTTCATCAGTTGTATCCACGTTTAATAAAGTTAGTTTAGCATCTTTTACTTTCTTATCGACTGTTGTGGGTAAACTATCAAAGGTAGTTTCCAATGAATCAAGTAAAGACTCCATTACATTAATTAAAGCTTTCGCTTCTCTCTTATCTATCGACATATTTTTTCTCCAAAAAAAATGCCAAGGACGCTTTAGTATAAGTAAAGGATATAATATGAATTAAACGCCCTTGGACTTTATGTTAAACCTCTGTTTCGAGGTCAGCTTCTTCCATCCTCCCGGAAATTATTTCCTCAATTTCTGTTTTTAAATTATCTCTAAGTCTGTTGACTATCTCTACCATGCCAGCTTTGATGGTGTCGTGTACATCAAGGGTGCTAATTTCACCCTTGATGTCACCTGACAGACGATCAACTATGGCATCGTAACCGTCATAAGAAGGATAAGTATTTGGCATTACTTATCCCAATCGAAATCGTCATCATCATTAGATGATGTGGTTTGAGAATCTGTGGCCGGGGAAGGGGAAGACACCGCAGACTTGCTACCGCCAGGAATAAACTTAGCGATAACATTCTTATCTTCCCACTTCGTACCGTCACCCTTATCTCTGCCTTCCTCTACACGAAGCGTGGCATTGAAAGGAACATTCATCATGCTTTCAAGATCCTCTAAACCAAAAGCTTCTAGATCAGGATTCATGCCCATGGCTTTCCTCCAATTACGAAGCTTTCCTTTAGAGACATTTAAACCGTTACCTTCAAGCATATAGTTCTCCCAAACTTTTCTGCCTTGGTATTTCGGTCCAACTACTTCATAGGTCACGCTGATCATTTTGTGACCAGTAGCTTTCGAGTTTTTACTTTCCCATGCCATAGCAACCATTTCATAGTCACCAGCTGGCATAGGCCCAATAGAACCTGTATCGAGTTCATCAACATCGGTAAGGTTCAGATTAAACAAATCATCTGACATATTAGTTCTCCTTTAATTGTTTTAAAGATTCTTTGAAAGCAGATAAGAATGCATTCCAGTCTAGGTCTAAAGGAGCGTTCCCTAGGTCGACTCGACTTTTAGCATCAAATGCTGCACTGAATTTATGAAACAACTTTCGCTTGCCAAAAGAGACAGCTCTAGTTTTTTCATTAAAGCCCTGTCCACTAGTACGAGTTGATACCTCGTAGTTTGCAAACAAGTTGAAGTCTACCCATTCCTTTATCATGTTAGATATTTTCTTGTGTAGACTAAGTTCCCAACGATCATAAGCTTCACGCTCCGGGTCGTTGAAAGTTCTGATAGCTACATGAGAAAGCAAGATGACATGCATCTTTTTCTTATGTAACAGATCAAACATTTTAAGAAGCCTTCTAAATAATTCAGCGGCCTCTGTGTAACCTTTACCAAATCCTATGGATTCAATTGAATTGACTGAATGGTTTTTGCAAACCTTTTCATGAATTAGTTTTTCTGCCCAGTCCGTTGTATCAAAGACGACAGTTTTGTATTGATGCTCATCTTCATACAACGCTTGTATTTGTTTGACGATATCATCGTAACTTGTACATAAAGGTAACGATGATGTGTTAACAAAGTTTGTACCTTCTTCTGTCTTGATGAAGATAGGCTTGGGTGACTTAGATGCAAAGGTAGTTTTACCGATGCCATTGGTACCAGATACATTTATTTTTAATGCGGGCACTTTAATTCCTGTTTCTACTTGATCCAATAAACTCACTCCTCTCCTCCTTTTAATGGATCAATAAAAGATATGTATGGTCTTTCATTGATCTTGGTTGTTAATGCTTCTTCTATCTGACTCCATGCTTTTGGATCAGACTCTTTTAATTTGGTTGACTCTTTTACTTGTTCGACAAACTCAGTCTTAAATGGAAAGGTATTTAAACATCTAGCTAGATCATGTAGTTGTTCTTGGTCCCATTGCTTGGTTACTTTAAATTGTACTCTGAGATCTTTAGGTATGAGTCCGTTGAGCTGAACTCTTTTACTGCCCCCGGAATTGTGTATTGATTTTATTTGTTCTTTAACTTCAGCATTGTTTGCAATAGCTTCATCAATAACTTTTGATTCTTCTCTTAGCTTTGCTTGCTTTGCTAGGTTATCCTTCTTTGCTTTTAATAGGTTGACCAACTCATAGTTATCATAGTTAGTTTTATCTTCCATGTATAAATCTCCAGTAAATACAAGTACCATAATATAGAGTTCAAAAACATTGTCAACAAATTTCTTTACTTTTTGTATTACCTCATTTAAGATTGCTTTTGATGCGCTTGTGAATTCATATTTTTTCATATGATTTTCCTCCGATTACCATGAGCGCATCACTCAAGGAGAGAAATGGAGCTTAAAGAATATATTCAAAAACGTGGTGAAGAAAATCTTGCAAAGGAGCTGAAGGTTTCTGTTGCAACAATCAGATCCTGGAGATACAACACAAGACAACCCTCTGTTAATCAAGCCAAGAAACTTATCAAGATGACTGGACATGCTCTTGATTGGGAAAACATATACGGTCCGGTTGATGAAGAGTAATGGCAATAGATCTTAATCTAAATACAAAAGGCGAAGACATCAAAGGAAGATCTCGTAAAGAGATGTTGGTTTCTTTTTATGAAAACAATTTTCATCTTATACCTTGTGGATCTAGATCAGATGTCATACCAGATTACTTTAAAAGAAGACATCAATATGAAGAGGACGAAGTCTTGGTCAAGCGTTGGTCAAAGACGCCAAGAGTCAAATGGTCTAACTATATAGAGAAACAACCTCATCTAAAAGAAATCAAAGAATGGTATCTACAGTTTCCTAATTGTAATTGGGCGGCTATCACGGGAATAAACTTTGTGGTGCTTGATGCAGATACACAAGAGGCTTGTGACTTTGTAGAGTCCGGGCAGATAACAAGAACAACAATGAAACAAAGAACGCCTCGTGGTGGATATCATTATTTTTATGCTATCAATCCAAATTTAAGAGTTCGAAATACCACAGGGCGTTTGGACATAAGGGGAGAAGGTGGCTATGTCATGGTCTCCCCTTCTGACCATTACATGTTTGAAACAGTAGATGGTTTGGATGTCGATGATATGACTGATCTACCTCCTCTAACCAGTCAAGACATGCAAATCATCTACGACTTTAATAATACAGGTGGATCAAACTCAGAACATAAAACTCCGCTAACGACAGATGGTGTCGAGAGTGGCATGCGTAACGACACACTTGCAAGGCTTGTCGGTAAGTGGGTGCTTGAAGGTTGGGGTATGCGTGAAGTGATCATCAAGTCACTTGATTGGAACCAAGACAACACTCCACCCATGAGCGTGCAAGAAGTATTGCAAACCGTAAATAGTATTTGCACAGGGCACTTGAAAAGAAACCCGGATGATGAAGCTGGTATCTTGCAATGGAATACAAGTCAGTGGCAGATACAACTAACAGATGAACTCAAAGAGATCATGGATCAAGAAGATCCGATTGAATCACAAAAGAAGGAAAGCAAACCTGATAGAGATCCACTAGGATTAAAAACATTTGCTGATCCCTTTTGGGATGGCATGGACTCATCACGCATCGAACAGTTTTGGGGAGATGCATTTGTCTTTGAACAATCAAGAGTCTTGTTGCTAGGTAAACCAAAGATTGGTAAGTCACATTGGTTAGGTGCTTTTGCATCAGCGGCCACAACAGGCACAGAGTTTATGAATCAACAATTCAGTAGGCCTTTGAAGGTCATGTGGTTACAGGCAGAGATCATTCATGAGTTTCTCAAACAAAGAATCAATATGTACTATCAACCCTTCTTACATGATAGAGAACTTCTTGAACTGGGTAAGTCAAACTTGATTGCATCAGGAAGACTGAGAAAAAATCTTATGCGAGATAAAGACATCGATGAGATCGCAACAAGTATTGATTATCACAAACCAGACATTGTCATGATCGACCCTATCATTAACTTCTTTGATGGTGAAGAGAACTCAAACTCTGAGATACATCAGATGTTGTCAAGGGTGGATCGATTGATAGAACTCTTTGGTGTTGCTGTCATCATTGCTCATCACACTGGTAAAGAGAGAGCAGATGACTTGTCGTTCATGTCAGCTCGTGGTGGTTCAGCTTTTGCTGGTTGGATGGATTCAGGTGTCAAACTGTCAGGTAAGAAACCAAACATCAATGTGTTCTATGAGGCAAGGAATGCCAAAGAACCAGAACAACATCTTGCTTACTTTGATTATGAGAGAGGATTCTTCAGAGTGGTGGATGCACAAGATTCTCCTGACGAGGTCGAGATAGCAAGAGTGGTAGCGGCTGCAATGAACAAACATAAGTTCTATACTAGACAAGAACTAGAACTGTTAGCTCGTAAAGCATTGAAGGAAGCTGACATGGCATCAGGAGAGCGAGCCGCAAGGTACGCAGTATCTCATGTGCAAAAGTATTTAGGAGAGAGAGTGAAGACACACAACGTACCTGGCAAGCATACATGGTACTACTCAGCAGACAACGAGATGAAGAGGCCTTGGGATGAGTAACCCATACAAGATAGAAGGACCGGCGTTGATTAGCTTCAGTGGTGGTAGAACATCAGCGTTCATGTTGTGGAATATCTTACAAGCTCACGGTGGTGTATTGCCAGATGATATCTATGTAACCTTTGCCAACACTGGTAAAGAAGCCCCGGAAACTTTGGACTTCGTGCATGAGGTAGAACAAAAGTGGGGCGTGAAGATCTATTGGTTGGAGCTGTACTTTGGTGAAGAGCGTCCTGTATATAGAACAAAGATTGTGGATTACGAAACAGCTTCTCGCAACGGTGAACCCTTCGAAGCTTTGTTGGATCGTAGACAATACTTACCCAACCCAGTCACAAGATTTTGCACAAGCGAACTAAAGATCAAAGTCATGTCAAGATTTATGCGCAAGTTACAAGGCTACAAGAATTGGTACAACGTCATTGGTCTACGCTATGACGAACCAAGAAGGGTAGCTAGTGCTTTGAAGCAATACGAAGCATGGACAAATATAACTCCCATGAATGATGCAAAACATACTGTAGAAGATGTCAGTGAGTTTTGGAGAAAACAAAACTTTGATCTCAAACTAACCAATGCCAACGGTAAAACTCCAGCAGGTAACTGTGACTTATGTTTTCTCAAAGGCATGGACACAACGATATCAATACTAAAAGAAAGACCAGAGATGGCTGATTGGTGGATCAAACAAGAACAAAAGTTTGGTGAACATGAAGGTGCTACCTTTAGAAAAGATCGACCTAACTACATCAAGCTTGTAGAGATCAGCAAGACACAACAAGATTTATTTGGAGACGATGATCAGATGACATGCTTTTGTCATGACTAATTATGGATGAAGATTTGAAAGTAGATCGAATGGCCGCAGTAGAATCATTAGCAGATACTGTATCTGGTTTGATGATTAACATACCTATTGTTTGGATTACCTTATCAATATGTCTTTACTTTGATCAAGGTGCAACAGTAATTACAGCAGTGCAAGCTGTCGTGCTAACCATTGTTGCATTGATTCGAAAGTATTGTGTTCGTGTATGGTTCAAGAAGAGAGGAGAATCTTGATAAGAATTTTAGATTTATGTTCCGGGATTGGTGGATTCAGTCTTGGACTAGAGGCAACAGGTGGCTTTGAAACGGTAGCGTTTTGTGAAGTGGATGAGTTCTGTTGTAAGGTATTAAACAAGCATTGGCCTGGTGTGCCAATCTATAAAGACTTAAAGGAGTTAGGAAATGACCCAACAAGAATTGTTCAAGAGTTCGACCTCATCTGTGGAGGCATCCCCTGTCAACCGTTCAGTGTCGCAGGCAAGCAAAAAGGAAAGGAAGATGATCGACACCTCTGGCCGTACATGCATGAAATTATTAAACACAAA